CTAAATTCTCTCCATCATAGTTAGTTAAGATTAAAATTGTACTTCCTGCATCTTCCATCATATTATCTTGAAATTTAGAGATTATCTCATTCAAGGCATCTTGTAAGCATTTAACTCTGCATATTAAAGGTTGTTCTAAGTTATTACTTCTAAAAGGAATTAATGGAACTTTTCCCCAGTTGTATGTTTCTTCTCCTATAGATATATAATCTGAATGTCCTAAAGGTTTTAAACTATCATTCCAAATAAAAAAGTCTACTCCATTTCCTGAGTAAACTTCTACTTTTTTAACTGGAACTAAACTATTATGTTGAAACTCTAAGACTTCATATAATCTTATAGCTAATTCTAATTCATCTTTATTATTATCTTTCCATATTGGTAATATTTCAGAAGGTTCAAATTTTCTAAATTGTAATTCACCTTTTTGGTTAAAATATGGATATATCCAACCTATACCACCATTAAGAGTATCCTCTCCTAAATTTCTTAAAGTTCTTAGAAACTTATTACCAAATAATTTCAAAACATTTTCATTTTTACAAATAAAAGTTGGTTTCTTAGCTAAAATATAATTAACTTTTTGGTCAACCATTTTTGAATATTGGTTATCCACAAGTTTAGAATTGACTAAGTTATTTATATCTTCTAATCTACCACCTTCTACTATTGCTTTTCTTTTTTTACTTAATATATCATGGCTACCCTTATAATATCTTTCTCCATTTACCTGGTCCACTCTAGTTTTTGAAGAAAGCCATTGACTTATTAAATATTCAAGTTTTCTAATCTCCATATTTTCCACCTTTGGCTTTTTAAATAGTTTTTTTATCCATTCCCACATTATTAACTCCTATTCAAAAGATAATCCTGATATTTTATTACATTTTTCAGCAACACCAGTTAAAGCATCAGGTCCATCATCGTGTTTATTTTTTCCTTCCTTCTGATAAGAAATAATATCTTTTGCAAATTCTGGCCATTTATTTTTCCAGTCAACAGGCATATAAATATTTGCATTTACCCAAGCACTATTTGATAATATTCTTGCTATTTTATTTCCAGATTGATGGAACCATTTAACAACTGTCTTATAGTTTCCTTTATCTCTTGTAATTCTTTCAATGTTTCTTGCAAATGCTCTACCTCCATTATTGCTTTCTATATCTGCAACATTCACATTAAACTTTTTATATGCTTCTGCAACAAGTGGCTCAGTTATTTCCATAGCTTCTTTGGTATAGATAATATCTAGTATATAAGCACTATCCTTGCAATCTGCATAAATAATATTACATAGAAAATCATCTCCAGTATCAGCTGTATCACAATAGGCAGATATTTTAACAATCTTTTCTTTCGGTAAATCAATATAAGTTTTAAATTCATTGTATAATCTGCCTTTGATGTCTATTGGTTCTTGTTGATAGTTGGCATATACAATTTCTTTTGCCATATTCTTAGTTTTAAACTCAAAATCCTCTAATGATAATGTTCCTTCATCAAGTGGAGTTCCATCATCATTGATAGCTTTATAATTTATATGAACCACATCATCATAATTAGACAAAATAAAACCAGCTAGGTCATTACTTGCCCACCTGGTCATTATGATTATTAATTTAAAACCTTTTTCTGTTCTTGATAACATAGTATTAGTAAACCAATCAATATGCTTTTCAAGGACATTAGAGTTATATGCTTCTTCTGAGTTCTTTATTAAGTCATCTATAACTATTAAATCTGCTCCAAATCCTGTTGCAGTTCCTGTTGGAGATGTAGCCAAATAATTTGCAACTTGACTTCCTTCCAAAGCCCACTTGTTCATTGAAGCTTCTCCATACTTTATTTTAGTATCAGGAAATATATCTCTATAAACTGTTACCCCTTGAGTCTGTTCTGTTGCTATCATATCTCTTACTTGCTTAGCAAATGTAGAAGAAAGAGTTTCATTATACGATCCAGTCATAATTTTTAACTTATTATTTCTTCCTAACAACCATTGAACAAATAAGGTTGCTGTGTAAGATTTACCAAATCAGAGTCGAGGGGGCATATTAATAACTAATATCTTTTTATTAGAATCAATAAAACTTTGTAACTGATTACATAAATCTTTTAAATATTCTTTTTTATCATTGTAAAAATCTTTTTTACCTAGTAATTTACAATAATACCAAAAATCTCTCCTAGCTAATTCTTTTTTAGCTTCTAATTTTATTAATTCTTTATCATACACCCCCACAACACCTCCTTTAATCTTTTATTATTTCTTTTAATTCATCTGTAGTTAATCCATTAAAAGGATTAGAGTTTATATTTCCATTTACCTCAACTTTTTGAGTATACTCTCCATCCATTTTATTTAATATATCTAATGCTTTCAATCTATCAGTATCTTTAACAGCTCCATCTTTTATCATACTTGTTAAGAATTCCCTTCTTTCAATAGCTGTCATAATCCTGTTGCCTTTTGCTTTTTCTTGTAGTTCTTCAATATATTTTTGAATATTAGTATTTTTTAGTAATTTATCAGCATTTACTCCTGCATACTTTTCTTTATATCCAGCTTTTATTGCAGCATCAGTAGCATTTCCACTAGCTACATAAAACTCACAAAAAGCCTTTTGCCTCGCATTTAATTTCAATGCTACTTCACCTCCAATTTTATATAATATTATGTTTGGCGGAGAGTACAGGACTCGAACCTGTAAGTCCATCAGGACAACAGCTTAGCAGACTGCTCATTTACCATTAATGTAACTCTCCAGTCGAAGGTAGCAATAACTACCTTTGTGCACTTTGACTCGCATTTTTGTTTATAGCCGATATAATGCTGAAAGTGGGCTAATCAATAAAAAAACTCTCGTAGAGGACATATCCTATTCATTTAAGAATCACGAGAGTATTGATATTATCATGGCTGGGGATATTGGACTTGCACCAATGACATTTTGCTTAACAGGCAAACGCTCTAACTAACTGAGCTAATCCCCAATATTTGGCAGATGCCTTTTTAGAGTAGGGCATCAATAACTACTGTCACAATTTTTAAAGAGGAATCTCTAAACTTTGCTACATGATATCATACTAACACATTTTTTCTAACCTTTCTATCCCCACTTTTTTACCAGTTTTTTACCAGTTTTTTACCTGTATCAAATTTTGAGTCCTAAAATGAAACTCTAAACGTGGGAAAATTCTATTTCTTTTTTGATAAACTGTCTTTACTGATGTGTCAAGTTTTTCAGCTATTTTCTCATAATCAACTTTATCTTTTTTGAAATGATTATCTAAAAAACCTATTTGAATTAAATCATAATCTTCGTGGTCTTTTACCATTTCTAGTGCACTATCTATTCTAAATATCATTTCTTCATACATCTTAATGTCTTTAGATATTCTTATTTTAAGATCTTCTATTCTTTCATATTCTGATTTTATTTCAGAATATCCTTTCCCAGAAATTTTATCCATACAATATTTGTTTAGAATTTTAGGATCGTTAAGACATTCAATATTGTTTTTAATTTTATTCTTATACTTAGAATAACTGATTAACACTGTTTCTATCGCTTTAAAAATAATCTTTTGCTCCTGTGTTGCCATTATCTACATCACTCCTTTATACACTTTTCCATAAAAAATATCCTGCTATTTGCACAACAAATCCTAGAAATATGTAGAAGTTAATTCTATCTGCATCTTTTTTAGTTTTATTATCATTCATTGCATATTTTATCCCAAATAGCCCTATAACTCCAAAATGAAACATGAAAATAATTATTATTACTCTCACATAAATTTCCATCATCTCACCTCTGTTATTATATTTCCTAAGATTTCTAGCTTCATACCTTCTGAAGCATACACCTCTTGCATATACTTAGAAAATTCAATTTTCTTTGCTTCTAATTCATCATCAGTCATACATTTTTCTTTAAAAATGTGGCTATTTATTATCCTTACTTGATTCCCATCTTTTACTCTTAACTCTTGTAAATATTCAATCATCAATTCCACTCCTTCCCAATTCTCTGCATATTCTTTTGCCACTTTTCCCAGTAGCAGTTTAATATGTCATCTTTTGTATATCCCTTATTAGCTGAAATAATTATTAAATTTTGAAGTATTTGAAAATCATTTCCATAAAGAGCACTCATAATTAAATTTTCTATATTAGGCTGGTAAATTAATTTTAAATTTGTTCTATCATCAAATAATTTTGTAATTTCATTTTTTATTTCAACAAAATTATCAGATATTTCTAATTTAAAATTAATCATTTGTGCTAGAAAAAACCAAATATCAGTAAATTCTTCTAATTCTTTTTCTTTGTCGTAAGGCTTAGTTTTCCAAGTCTTATGACTTTCAGGGGTTTCTTCGTTGAACTCTATTACTTCTGCTATTAAAGATAATTTAATATCTTTAAGCGTTCTTTCTCTAACATTATTCAAGTTTTTATCTAAATGCTTTTGAAGATTTAATATATCTCCAAAATTTTCAGGCTTTTTATATTCCATTATCTCACTTCCTCAATTATCCCTTAGTAGTATAAGTAAAAACATTAACAATAAAAACATAATTATTTTTTCTAATAACATCTTATCCTCCTATTTTGTTATTTCTAACTTTAGCCCAAAAATCTTTGTATTCTTTAGATTCTAAAACTTGCTTAGCTTCGTCAGAAAATAAAAAATAATTTTCTAAATCATATCTTTCATTATCTAAATCATTTCCATAGTCCTGAGTTTTCTCAACTCTTGAATTGTTTATATAAAAATATATTCCTTTAAATTTTCTCATTGGCTTCCTCCTTGAAATAATAGCTAAAACTAAAGCAGCAAATAATTCTTTATCATCAGCATGCACCAGCTTCCTCCAGTCTTATGACATTGTCATCAATTTCTCTAAGCCACATAGTTTTAAAATCTTCAAAAGCCTTAACTACATCAGTTATCATAGATTTTAGAACTACTCCTATCATATTTCTTTTATGCGAATTGATAGTTCCAAGCATCATAATTACAAAAAACATAGTTCTAAGAAGTTCTAAACTGTCTCCAGTTTCTTTATGCTCACAAGCAGTAAATGCTTCATCTAAAATTTTAATGACATCTTTTTCAACATGATAATTAATCTGACTTTTAAATCTATCTACAATCTTATCTGATGCTTTTATAGTTCTTGTCAAAATAGCTTTATAATATCTATTTAGAACCATATTTTTCTGGTCCCATAATTCTCTATTGATTTTCAAGTATTTATTAATTAAGAATATAAGCGTAATTCCTTGCATATCTCCATCTTTGTGTACAACTCTTATTTTTCTCATGTGCATCACTTCTTATTTGCTTCTTTAACTTTCTTGATTCTAACTTTCAAACTTTCAACAAGTGCATCTTGTACATCGCCTTTATTTTGTAAAGCTTCCATTACGTCTTCATCTCTAGTTTCTTTACAAACCAAATGGTGAATTATTACTTTTTCTGTCTGCCCTTGTCTGTGTAGTCTTTTGTTAGCCTGTTGATATAATTCCAAACTCCAGTTAAGCCCAAACCATATAACATGATTACCTCCAGCTTGTAAGTTAAGTCCATAAGCTGCACTTGCTGGGTGGGCTAGTAGTATATCAATTTCTCCTTTGTTCCAATCTTGTTGATCTTGTGGAGTCTTCAAAAGTCTTATTCTTAACTTCGAGTCTTTCAAAGTTTCAATTATTCTGTCTTTGTCGTGTTGGAAATTATAGAATACTAATGCAGGTTTCCCATTTAATTGCTCTATCAGCTCTAAAAATCTTTCAATCTTACAATCATGGACTTCAAAGACTTTTCTATTCTCATCATAGATAGCTCCATTCGCTAACTGAAGTAACTTGTTAGAAAGTGCCGCTGCATTTGCAACTGTAATTTCAGTGTCTTCAAGTTCAAGTATGGCTTTTTTTTCAAGCTCATCATATGATTTCTTAGCCTTGCTATCTAAAACCACAGGTACTTGTTCATAGATTATGTCTGGTAATTCCAAATAATCTTCTGCTTTCATAGATATACAGATATCTGATATCTTTTCATGAATAGCTTCATTTGAACCTTCTTTGGCATCATAATTAAAAATTACTGTTCTGTTTCTTTGCCCTGGTTCAAAATATCTTTCTCTAAATTTCCCGATAGTCTTTTCTAACCTTTCTCCTTGATCCAATAGATATAGTTGAGCCCATAAGTCAATCAACCCATTAGGTGCAGGTGTACCTGTAAGTCCAACAATTCTGTTTATTTTATTTCTAATAACTTTCAAACTTTTGAACCTTTTTGATTGATGATTTTTAAAGCTAGACCACTCATCAAGTACCACCATGTCAAATGGCCAAGCATTTTTATAGTAATCTACTAACCAAGTTACATTCTCTCTATTTATCACATAAATATCTGCTGTTTTTGCAAGTGCCTTTATACGCTTCTGTAGTCCACCTAAAACAAGAGATGTTTTTAGTATAGATAAATGATCCCACTTTGCTATCTCATCAGTCCATGTAGCCTCTGCGACTTTTTTTGGGGCTATTATTAATACCTTTCCAACTTCAAATCTATTAAATTTTAAATCTGCTATTGCAGATAGAGTTATAATAGTTTTTCCTAACCTAAGCCCATATCCAACATAAGCCCTAACTTATCATCAGATATCATTCTATCAATGCAGTATTTTTGGTATTCATGCGGTATAAACTTCATTTGGCATCACCTCCTCTATAAACTTATCCACTTCTTTGAAAGATGCTATCACTCTTGCATCACAATTTAATTTTTTAAGTTTATCTAAAAAAATTCTCTGTAAAGGAGATAAATTCTCTCTTTTACCCTCTGCTTTTAGCTCCACAAAATAAACATCTCCTCCTGGAATAATAACTATTCTATCTGGCACTCCTGCATTTCCTGGAGAAGTCCACTTCATACACAAGCCTTTTTTATTTTTTACGTTTTTAACTAAATATGCTTCAATTTCACTTTCACTTTTTTTCATGAATTTTCTCCAATCTCAGATGTAACATTCTCACCCTTTTTTCCTTATATATATATAAATATAGGATTTATAGATTTTATAGACTATATATACCCTTTAATTCTTTATTT